CATGGCGAATCTCGGATACTCGGCGGACGACGCGCGCGCATCAGTGTCGCGTATGGCGGACGGCATCAAGGGGTTGCCGACGCGCCTCGATGACATCGCGTCAACGACGCAGCAGCTCGCGCCGCTCACGAAGTCCCTCGGGGACGCGACCGAGTTGTCGCTGGCCCTCAACAACGCGCTGCTGGCAGGCGGGAAGGGCGGCGCGGAGGCCTCGCGGGCCATGACCCAGTACACGCAGATGCTCGGCAAGGGCAAAGTCGATCTGCAGTCGTGGAGGACGCTGCAGGAGGTTATGCCCGGACAGCTGGGGCAGATCGCGCAGGCGCTTCTAGGGCCCACCGCGAACACGATGGACCTGTATGAGGCGATGAAGGACGGGACAGTCTCATTCGACGATTTCAATAACGCGATACTGCGGTTGAATAACGAAGGGATAAACGGTTTCGCCTCATTCACGCAACAGGCGAAGGATGCCACGGCTGGAATTAAGACAGCGTTCACGAATGTGGGAACTGCGGTTAGCCGCAATATTGCGAACATTATTCAGGCGATTGGTGCAGACCGTATCTCCGGTGCTATCAACTCAATTGGTGGCGTGATTGACGCGGTTGGGAACAAGATAGTTGGACTGATCCAGTCGTTCCAGGGAGGGGGCTTCTCTCAATTCGCAGGGGCGATGCAGGGGCTAATACCGGTTGTCGGTGGAGTGGTCGGAGCGTTCGCTCCGCTGCTGTCGAAGATCCCGATTCTGGGGGCGGGGTTCGCGGGCCTCACGGGCCCGATAGGGGTCGCTCTGGGGGCATTCGTGGGGTTCGCCGCGACGAGCAAACCACTCCAGGACGCGCTGTCGAATATCGGCAGTGTCCTGGCGGACTCCTTCGGGTCCGTGATGGTGAATCTCGCCCCAGCGTTCGAGCAGCTCGGGACGATGCTCGGCATGATGGGACAGGTCGTCGGAGGGTCGCTGGCGAGCGCGTTCAACACGCTGGCGCCCGTACTGGGATTGATCGCCCAGCACTTTATTGCGCTGGTCAACGGTGTGATGCCCTCATTGATCCCCCTGATGTCGAACCTTGCGGGTGTGGTCTCGCAGGTGATCGGCGTGGTGGCGGACGTTGTCGCGGCGGTGCTCCCGCAAGTGTCGGCGCTGCTGCTGCAGATGATGCCGCTCATCACCCAGGTGGTCGCTGACCTGCTCCCGCAACTGCTGCCGATCATCACGCAGATCGGCGCGCTCATCCAGGCTCTGCTGCCGGTCCTGATCCAAGTAGTGAGCGCGGTACTGCCGCCGATCATTGCGATCATCTCGGCTCTGCTGCCGGTCCTGATCCAAGTAGTGAGCGCAGTATTGCCGCTCGTGATCCCTGTGATCACGCAGATAGCGGAGGTGATCGCGCAGCTCGCGCCGATCCTCACGCAGCTGGTGTCCGCGCTGCTTCCGCCGATCATGGAAATCGTGACCGCTCTGGTCCCGGTCTTCATGCAGGTGGTGAGCGCGGTGATGCAGATCGTTTCGGCGGTGCTGCCACTGCTGCCTCCTCTGGTGCAGCTGATCGGCGCTATTCTTCCTCCGTTGGTGAGCCTGTTCTCGGCGGTGATTGGACCGGGGATCACGCTGGCTGGTCAGATCATCGGAAACCTCATGCCGGTCATCACAAGCCTGATAGGAGTGATCCAAGGCCTGATTGATTTCGTGACAGGCGTGTTCACCGGGAACTGGACAATGGCGTGGAATGGCGTCAAGTCCATTTTCAGTAATGCTGTGAGTGCTATTGCGGGGCTTGTCACGGGCACCTTGAAATCCGTGTTTACGGGTATTCCGAGCATGATTAAGGGCGTGTTCGCTGGGGCTGGGTCGTGGCTGCTCGACGCGGGTAGGAAAATCATTCAGGGCCTTATCGACGGCATCAAGGGGATGATCAGCTCCGTGCAGGGTGCGTTATCCTCGCTCACCAATCTCATCCCGTCGTGGAAGGGACCGGAAGAGCGAGACCGGGTGCTGCTCAGGCCTGCGGGTCGGTTGATCATGCAGGGCCTCGAGGAGGGGTTGGCGGACCGGTACGCGCAGGTCAGGGCAACCCTCACAGGGTTCACTGATTCGCTGGCCGGGACGCGTCCGACGACGGTGCCGACCGCTGGTGGCTCGGCGGCTCTGCCGGGCGCGGGTTCGGGCGTGGGCTTGGCGGACGCCCTGGCGTCGGCGATTATTCAGGCTCTCGGAAGCGCGTCGATCGCACTAGAGGTCCGCGACGTCGATGACGTCCTGATGGGGTCGATGGATGCCAGGGTAGTGGCGTCGCTGCGCGAGCAGTCGCGCCGCCGCGGCCTGTACCGCTAGATAGGGAGGAGGACGCATGCTCACATGCGAGGTCCAGGCGTACGCAGGACCGTCTGACGCCCCGTGCGCCGCCGTCATTATCCGGGGTGTGAAGGACGCGCTGGTGCGCGTCTGCCGCATCGTCGGGGACACCGAGCAGACGGTGCGCGGGGGCCGGGCGATGCGCGTGTACGGCGAGGGCTTCCTCGTCGACTACGACGTGCCGCTGGGTCGCCAGGTCCGGTACAGGGTGACCGCGGGCTCTGAGACTGCGGAGGCCACGTACAGGGTCGAGTCACCAAGGGGATGGGGATGGATCACAGACCCGTACGACCCGGCGAGGGCTCTCTCCGTCGCTCTTGACGACACATCGGGCGCGCAGGTCATCCTGCGCGCCGGGGCGCTCGAGTCCGACAGCCGCGCGGCCACGGTCGAGACCGTGGACATCATCGGGTCGCCCTACCCGGTCGCTGTCGGCATGCGCAGATCGAGGCCGTCGGGCATCCAGCTCGAACTGGTCACCGTGACCAGGGGCGCATCCGAGGCTGCCGCGCAGATCTTGGACTCCTCGATCCTCATCGTCCGCATGCCGGAGGACATGCCGTCTCTCGAGCCCGTGTCGTTCTTGGCGATCCCGGACCTGTCGGCGTCGTATCCGCGGCGTCGGAGCGGACAAGTAGGGCTCGTCCTATGGTCCGGTACTGCGCGCCTCGTGCGTCCGGTTGCCCGCTCGGTGGTGTGGGAGAGATGGACGATGGATGCGGTCGATCTTCTGTGGAAGAACCTCACTTTGACACGAGTGGAGTCGATGGCTTGGGGGAAGGGCCTGTCGATGGCAGACGTCGAGCGCGATCCGAAGATGGGGGGATTGCTGTGATCACACTGAGCGAGGACGTCCTAGAGGCGCTCACGGGGTCGCGTGAGGGGGAGAAGATNCCAGGCAGGTGCGGCGAGAGCTGAGCCTGCAGATCGAGGATCCGGAAGGGGACCTCATTCCCTTGGGCTACGAGGACCCGCTGTCCGCGTGCGGACAGCGCCTCGCGGTCCGCCACATTATGCCGGGCGGCGAACGCGTGGAGCTCGGAACGTTCCTGATCACCAAATCAAGGCCAGCGGCGTCCTGGACAGTATCCGCGCGCGGCGCGGATCGCCAGCTCATCTGCGCGGGCGCGTCGATCACGGTCACTGCTGCGGACCTGACCGCCGTGGTGAAGGCTGATGGGCTCGCGGCCCCGCAGTCGCCACCGGGATCCGTGAGTGCCGTGAGTGAGATCCAAAGGCTGCTGTCGGGGATCATCCCCGTCGTCATTGGTAAGGGCGTCGACGTGGACCGTCGCGTCTCTCCCCTCATGGTGTACGACAAGGGCCAGGGGGCCCGAATGGACGCGGCGGAGGACCTGGCGGACACGCTTGGCGCGGTTATCCGCATGGGCCCCGACGGCGCGGCGTATGTCGAGGTCCCGGGCACGGACCCCGTGTGGACTATCAACGGCGGCGACGACGGAGTACTCATCGGTGTGGACTTCGAGCACTCGATCGACAAGCTCTACAACGAGTGCGTTTCTTCGTCATCGGGCGGCGACTCAGAGATCATAGGCTCCTACCGGATCGACACCGGGCCCCTGCGCTGGGGCGGCCCGCTCGGACGCCGCATCGTATTCCACGACAACCCGCTCATCACCCGCGTAGAGCAGGCCGTAGCCGACGCGCGCACCGTCCTCACCAACAAGGTTGCGAAACGGGCGCTGCCCATTACGGTGCAGTGCCTGAACCACCCGGGCCTGCAATCCTCTGACCCTGTGCGCATCGAAATGCCGACCTGCAACGGATTCCGCGCCGTCACCGGCGCTGTCGATTCGATCAGCCGCAGGGGAACCACCGCTGGCGTCTCCCAGATGGAGGTGGTCGTCAACGTGACGATGGGCGATTTCGTGGAGGCAATCCGTGGATGAGCTCGCCTCGATGATCTCCGCCGAGGGAATCTCGGCGGGCACGCGCACCATGCTCGGAACG